ATTTAACACAATTGGCAGCAGCAAAGCCAGGCTTGGTAGAGCTTAGAATGAATAAAGCTACCAAAGGAGTATTTGATGGTATTGAAAAAGACAGTATTAGTCTTGACGCTCTTGATGACGGGCTGCAGTATGTTCCAGAAGCCCCCGAGGGAAGTACAGATAATAACGAAACCAGTGAAGAGAGTGATAGTACAACCACAGATGCCGAGGGCTCTCGTTCTTAAAGAACCGCATTGGTATGTGGTAAGTGCCAAAAACCTGGAAGAATTTTTAGTAAATATTGAAAAAGAAAGCGGCTCTGTAGTATTCGTAGCTATGAGCGTATCAGATTACGAACTAATGGCATATAATATGCAAGAACTTAAACGGTATATAAAAGAAACGAATCAAGTAATCGTTTACTATAGGAAGGTCACAAGTGAATAAAGAAGCAGTGTACGAACAATTAAAAATTGATGAAGGTGTAGTGTATGCAACATACAAAGATCATCTTGGCTATCCTACGTTTGGAGTGGGCCACTTGGTACTCAAAACAGACCCAGAATACGGAGTACCAGAAGGAACAGCAGTATCAGAAGACAGAGTTAGAGAGTGCTTCGAAAAAGACCTCGAAATCGCAACCTCTGAATGTTATGCTCTATACGGCCCAGGGACATTTGTTGCACTACCTGACGAAGTACAACAAATCTTGGTTAACTTAATGTTTAATATGGGACGACCTCGCCTCTCAGGATTTAAGAATTTTAACGCAGCAGTAATCAAAGGAAACTGGGCAACAGCCGCTGATGAAATGGTAGACAGCCGTTGGTACACCCAGGTTGGTGATCGTGCCAAGCGCCTTGAGCAGCGAATGAGAAATGTTTAACCAGGAGAATACTAATGTACAATTTAGAACTAAATAATAAATCCCTACAGCTTCTAGAGGCTGTACACCCTAAATTAGCTTTAGTAGTACACGAAGCAAGAGAAATAGGAGAAGTGTACTTTGAGGTTGTGGAAGGCATAAGAAGCAAAGAAATGCAGGGACTTATGGCAGAAAAAGGTGCCGCAGGCTCTTTTAGCCCCTCCCCTCATTGTTTTGGCTTCGCCGTATCTATTCTAGCTTTCTATGATGATATACCAAAAATGAATAGTATGGTATACGAGGAACTAGCAACTACTATGAAGTACGCCGCAATGAATGTAGGAGTTGGAATAAAATGGGGGGCTGCTCCACATTGCCCAAATATTTGCGAGTGGCCGGATGGCTTAGATATTTTAATGCTAGATTACGTTAGTGCCTGCGTAGAGAAAGGAGTTGTTCCAAATATTAATTTGGGGTACTTTGAATTAGTTCTTGACTAGTCCCCTTTAACGATGTATAATATGTCTTTAAGAAATTGAGAAACAGTTTATATGAATCTTTTTTATCTCGATAAAGACTTAGAGAAATGTGCACAGTATCATGTTGATAAGCATGTAAGTAAAATGATTTTAGAGTCAGCTCAGATTATATGTACTAATCTGACTGTTGACCACCTTTTTGGCGATCTTCCTGGTAAGTTGAATTCTGAGCAAAACAAAAAACTATCTGACTTTAGAAAAGAGCAGAAAGAACTACCTCAGGAAGATCGCCTCTTTATGTATTTACCCACAATGCAGAACCATCCTAGTACAATCTGGGCACGGTCTTCATTAGAAAATTTTTACTGGACTCACTGCTATGCTCATGCACTAGCAGAAGAGTACCGCTATAGATACGGTAAAGCACATAAGTCGTTCTGGGATGTTATTAACAAAATGCCAGAGCCAAAGCACATGGTAGACAGAGGTTTCACTACCTTTGGTTTAGCCATGCCTGACGAATTAAAAGACTACGATAATCCTATAGAGTCTTATCGTATGTACTATATGCTAGACAAAGCTACGTTCGCATCCTGGAAGCACAGAGATAAGCCTGACTGGTGGCAAGAAGACGTAGCAGACTATGAAAAAAGGATAACTAGAAATGGATGAATCATGTCCAAATTGTGGAGAGTATCTTAGTGGTGACGGTTATGGTACGCCTACCCGCTGCCCTAATGCTTTAGAAGAACGCTGGTGGTATACAGAACCAGACTCCGGCCCATATTATTGTTTAGAGGAAGAATAATGGAAACTGTTGAAATTGATATTTCCGAAGAAGACCTTAGAGTTTTGTTTATGTTAGCTCATAAAGCTGATGTAAGCCTTAACCAGTATATAAGCTATGTTATGCAAAATACTGTACTTAACAAACTATTACAGGAGAAAGCATATGAGTAAAGTAAATTTAATATCACTAAGTAAGCCTACCGCGTATTCAGAGTGTTATACAGCCGAAAACTTAGTAGCTTATGCTGCTAGAGTAAGTAATCCTGCTAACCAAAACAATACTAAGACTGCTGGTAAGTTGATTAGATACTTAATCAAAGAGAACCATTGGTCTCCACTGGAAATGGTACACTTAACTATTGAAATCCAAACTACTAGAGATATTGGTAGGCAGATTTTAAGACACCGATCTTTTGCTTTTCAAGAGTTTAGCCAGCGTTATGCAGTAAGTGAAAACTATACTACCCGTGAAGCTAGAATGCAGGATAAGACAAATCGACAGAACTCTTATGAGACTGATAATAAAGAATTATCAGAAGAATGGAATATACAACAAGCCTCCATTATTAATAAAGCAAAAGAAGTATACCATTGGGCATTAGACAATGGCATTGCAAAAGAACAAGCAAGAGCTGTACTACCAGAAGGTAATACAGAGACTACTATGTATATGGCAGGTAGCTTACGTTCTTGGGTACATTACTGTGATCTGCGCAGGTCGAACGGTACTCAAAAAGAACATATGGAAATAGCAGAAAAGTGCTGGGATATTATAGTGCAACACTTCCCGCAAATAGGCGCTGATCATGAAATGCCCTAAGTGTCAAAAAGAATGTAGAAGACTAATTGGAGTAGGTAACCATTGTTACCTTTGTACATATGAGTTACCTCCTGTCTACAAATGTATGACGTGCTGGAGTAATGTAGAATTTTTAAATCCAGATTCTAAGTGCTTTGTGTGTTCGCCTCCTATAAATAGTGCCGTAGGATTAGCAAATTATTTGTTGACTACAAGAGGTGAAAGCTACTATAATATATCTAACAAGAGAGAGGAACAATGATGGAAGGTAAAAAATACGACAGCAGTAAGCCTAGAATGTACCTGTTGCCGCCTAAAGCGGTAGTAGAAGTAAGTAATGTTCTTACGTTCGGGGCAGAGAAGTACGATGAAGAAAACTGGCGCAAGCTAGATAACCTTCAGAACAGATACACGGGTGGTGCACTTCGGCACATATTCTCACACCTTGATGGAGAGACACTAGACGAAGACTCAGGGCATAGCCATCTAGCACACGCTATATGTTGTTTACTATTCAAATTGGAGATAGAACTTGAGCAGAAGAGTAAAGAAGAAGGAATACGAAAACTTATCAGCGAGCAACATAAAGAAAGTAATTTCGCTGTTAAACCCGTCTACACCTGGAGTTCAGCCTTCGGGGCAGCCTACGGAACAAATAAAAAAACCGATATCTAAAAAAGAAGCGTGTGATATGTTAAATATCGCATACAATACTACTAGATTAGATAAAATTATATCAGAATATTATGAGCAGCTAGAGTATGTTGCTTCTCGTAAGAAGAAGAATAGAGGCCGAGCCGCTACCAAGCAGGAAGTAGCAGAATCAGTAGCGGGGTATCTACGAGGTGAGCCTATTGCAGATATTGCAAAAGGTCTATACCGCTCCTCAGCTTTTGTAAAAGCTATTATTGAGAGAGTAGGAGTACCAGAGCGAGTTGGGGGAGAGGACAGTACGGAAGTAGACTATCTACCAGAACAATGTACAGCCGAAAGTTTTAACATTGGGGATATAGTTTGGTCTGCGAAGTATCACAGCTCCGCCATTATTGAGGACGAAATCTCAGTAGACTATCAGGCAGAAAGACCTGGGTACTCAGACGTAAATTATGAGAATAAGTATACTAGCAAGTGTTACGCTATCTATGTACTTACTCGAAATGAAAATGACAGTGTATACGAGAAGAGAAAATCAGGTTTTTCAGCTTTCTCTCTTGCATATGATCTTGGAAGCTTAGAACATTTGAAAGAGTACGGAGTAGATTTACACACCCTTTGAAAAATAATTCTTGACTTCACTTGGTATATCCTAGTATAATATACACTTACAAGATGAGGAATATGACGAATCTCCCAACGGAGTTCGCATGGTACTTAGCAAAGCTGGTGTTTATATCAAAGCCTATAATTAGGGCATCTGGTGAGAGTTCTGGGACGGCCTCCAGTCTCACGACGCTGTAGAAAGCTTAGCCGACAAGTAACATCGAGGAAACCAATGGGAAATCGCTTTTACGAACAACAGCTTAGAGCACTGGGTACTTGCCCAGGAATAAAAAACACTACCAAAAGGACTAGAAAAATGGCTTGGACAGACGAAAAGAAATCAGCAGTAATTGAAGCATACGAAGCAGCAGAACCTACCCCAGAAAACAGCATGGAGATTGTAAAAGAAATCGCAGACGAGTACGAAGAGTCCCCTAACGGCGTTCGTATGATTCTTACTAAAGCTGGCGTTTATATCAAAAAGACC